TAGATGTGCATGTCGCGTAAGTGTATTTGTTACGAGTGGTGGAAAAACCTAAACCAAATATGCCCACAGTGCCGTCGCAATTGCCGCCGGCTTGGGTGGCGGAAAATCCAAATCCCCTGGCCGATCCGGCTCCTCTTGTTTGTAGTAGTGGCATAGTTGTCTCTTAGAACTTGGTCTGTGACGCAAGCACCGTAAATGCTGCGCTGCCGGTTTTAATGATGGTGTAGCTGTAGACATCAAGGCTGGACGAATTGCCGGCCGTTGGCGCCGTGCCGCCTTGCCATCTTGGTGTTACGCTTGTGCCGTCAACTTGCACGGCTGAGTTGTAGTAGGCTGTGGCGCCTTGCTGAACTAAAAAGGCCACCGTTACGGATTGACCCGTAGACATTAAAGTGTTTAGTGTTGTTCCGCTAGAGCCCCTAAAGTTAACCGTCCAGTTTGCCGATGCGTTGGTGGTGTAGTATAAGATTGACTGCGTGGTGACGTCGTAAGTTACTGTGCCCGTCGCGGCCGTGGCGGATATTGTTATGACCTCGGCGGCGTCATTAAAAACCGCTCCAAGCACGGAGGTTGACCCACTAAACGTTTGGGTGTTTGTGAAGGTGTTTGCCGCGGCGGTGTCAATTGTGCCCGTCGCACCAGTCGCCCCGGTTGGCCCAGTTACTCCGGTTGCTCCGGTCACCCCTGTTGCTCCTGTGGCGCCGGTTACCCCAGTTGCGCCCGTGGCGCCGGTCACTCCGGTTGACCCAGTCGCGCCGGTCACGCCGGTTGGTCCAGTTGCGCCGGTTGGCCCAGTTGCGCCGGTTGGTCCAGTTGGTCCAGCCACGTTAAAAGCAATCGTCGTGACAATGTGCGACTGCGCATTGCTGCGCATGTGTAACGATGCTGTTGGCGTTCCTGTTTGCGATTGAACATAAACATTAACCAGTATTCGACTGCTGGTAGATGCTAGTGTAGACGTGGGGACAAACAGATCATACTCGTACAACGCAAGAGTTGAACTGGGAACCGCAGTTCCGCCCGAATAATTTCCGCTTGCTAATGTTTGTAGTACGGTCGTGCCGTCTGACGCAACCTCTTGCACCTCAGTCCAAAATCGGTATGTGCTGCCGCCCGAGTTGTGTTGCATCCACGCATACAGTTCCCACAGACCACCAACAAATGATGTGTTGTTGGGAACACCCGCGGCAGTTACAAACGAACCTAATAAAACTGGCGTGCTTGCGTTTGTTGCCCTTGAAAGATCTGTCTGCGCGCCGGTGTTTGGAACCACTAATAAATCGTATGCCTGTGGCCCGGTTGCTGTTGCTCCGTCTAGGAACAATGTTAGTCCGGTTGACGTGCCCTGGGCACCTGTCGCGCCCGTGGCGCCGGTTGGTCCGGTTGGCCCGGTTGATCCGGTTGCGCCCGTGGCGCCTGTGACACTTGCCCCGGTGCTCCAGTGGCTCCGGTTGATCCGGTCGCTCCGGTTGATCCGGTCGCTCCGGTTGATCCGGTTGCGCCAGTGGCGCCTGTGACACTTGCCCCGGTGGCTCCGGTTGGCCCAGTCGCGCCGGTTGATCCGGTTGGCCCGGTGGGGCCTGTGGCTCCGACTCCAGGCCCGGTGGCGCCCGTTGCTCCTGTGGCGCCGGTGACGCCGGCTCCTGTGGCGCCAGTCACCCCGGTAGGGCCAGTTGCGCCGGTTGGTCCAGTTGCGCCGGTTGGTCCAGTTGCGCCGGTTCCTCCTCCGCCGGGGGTGAGGTTGGCAATGTCTTGTACTTGCGTCTGTTTGGTAACTCCGTTTTGGACAACAACAGTAACTTCGTTACCTGTTAACGGACCAGCTACCTGTAATTGTGTTATTGAACGGTCTGCCATGTTTTCTCTTTATATTTTTATATCACCAGATTCGCCGGCATTTGGTGGTGTGCCATCAATAAAAAAGCTGTCGTATTGCGTGCTTTGGTTTGGGTTGCCCTGCGTAACTAATTGTTGGCCGCCAACTGGGCCAGTTGCGACAGAGACATCGGGTCGGGGGAAACGCAACGCAATGTTTTCTGTTTGACGCGCTGGTAGTCTCCAGGGGTCATAGTTATCTTTGTCTGCCGCACACACGCGCATGCCCGGAAAGTTGGGGTCGGGCATTAAATCTGTATACGCAAACTTTCGGCTGCAACGATCACAGATCGCTACGGATAGTACCGAGTTTCCGCGGGTGTCTATATAGACCGGCATTTTAGCAGTCCTCTGCGCCTTCGTAATCACTATAGGTCTTTAGAACCTCGTAGATTGCAGGGATTAAGTCACCCTTTAAATCTTCCATATTAATATAGTGTGCGTTTTCTTTGACTGTAGCCATGTTGCCATGCCTTGCCGATTCATCATAATGAATAGCGACTTGGACTTGGATTTGGTCTTTTGTACCAAAGAAGTTAGTGATTCTAGCGTAGGCTTGTGGGGCTGGTACGCCAAATTGTGTTTGAACTGCAAGTTTTAATGCCATGATATTGCTCCTTTGTTAATAAGTCATTTCGGTTGTGCGGATTTGGCAAACTGTACGAATAGTCGTACTAGCTTGTCCTGTAAAGGTTACTGCTAGTCCACCATTAGTCGTGTCTGCGGTTACTGCGATAGTCCAAGTAGAAGCCCCAGCATCAGCAAAGCTAGATGTTACTGTAGGTGTTCCAACAAGGGTAGTAGATGCCGCATTAGCACCCCGTTTAATTACACCTTCGATAGTCCAGCCTTTAGTGTTACCACCGCCAGTAACTCCTGATATAACTTCACCTCTAAAGAAGTAGGCTGAGTTGTTGGGGAGAATGACTTGATTTGTTGTTCCTGCTGCTGCTGTGTTAGATGCTAGGGCTGTAGGTGTAGCATCTGTGGTTTGACGGGCAAGAATTAATAGCGCTGCTTGTGATACTCCTTGAACGCTAGAAATTGGTTCTTGGCAAGCTGGGAAAACATGGTTTCCTGAAACTCCTCTAGTTATACCACTTTGACCGCCCATGATTGCGGAATACTGTCCATTTGCAGTATTTATATATCCGCTACCAACAAAAGAACCACCAGCTGAAGCTGTATTTAAAAATCCACAAACAACTGCTGAACCAACTTGAGACGCTGTATTTGGAAAAGTTCCAAAAGGCGGGGAAGTTCCACCACCACCAACAAAAGAAGCAATTCCACTAGCCGTGTTTCTTTGACCACCACAAACCACAGACCAATCTCCTGATGCTGTGTTTCTATTACCAGTATTACCTGCATCACCACCGCCTCCAATGAAGCTATACGAGCCAGTTGCCTGATTATTACCGCCACCGACTACAACACCGTGGGGTGTGAAGAAGGATAGGGTTGAGGTAGATGAGCCTGATGCTACTTTGCTTAGAGTTAATGATGTTCCGCTTATGGCGGCTACATAGGTATCTGCGGCAATAGAAGTACCAGTAACTATTTGTCCTACTCTAATGTTTGCATTACTGCCCGACAATGTAACAGCAGTTGTGCCATTCATAGTACCTGATTGGGTGGTTACGGCTGAATTTGATGTTGTAGAGTTTGTGAAGCCATTGCCAACAAATCCATAATATCCTGATGCTGTATTTAATTGACCACCACCAAGAACACTATATACACCAGAACTAGTATTAGAAAATCCACCAAGAATTGTAGAATAAGTATTACCCGAAGTGTTAGCTGAACCGCCAGCAATGTTAGCAACAAAACCACTAGCTGTATTGTTTATCCCACCACCAACCACAGAATAAAAGTTACTAGCTACCTGACTAGCCGCACTTCTTATTGTCTGCCAATCAACAGCATTAGTACCCCTAGCGTTACCCCCGACTGTACTTGATGTAGTTGGTTGAGCCTGTAATGCACCAGCACCAGCGGGTTGGACATAGAGTGAGCCGTCAGATTGCAAGCCAAGACCAGCGACACCTGAGAATGTCAGCGTGGGTGTTCCGTAGATTGCGGCAGTAGTCGTTGGGACGTAGGTATTAGCTGTTGAGCCTAATTCAAACTGTGCGCCCCAAGCAAAAATAGTAGTTGCTAATGAATTTGTTTCAAATCTAACAGAAGTGCCTGATGTAATTAAAGTAATAAAAACATTGGTTGCCGTAGCTGATGATGTTGTTACAGCACATCTATACCACCCACTACCAACAGAAGTTATTGTTGCTGTTGCGGATGCACCAACAGTTCCCAATGCTCCTGTACTTAAATCAAAGTTTGCAAATGCTAAAACATCACCGCCAAACATTAATTGAACAAAATTGTTTGTGCCAGATTTAAAGAAACAAGACCAAGTTCTAGCAAAACTGTTGGCAGTTTGAGTAAATTGTGCTGTATGTGTACTGCTTGTTCCATCACCAGTAAAGGTTGCGGCAGTAGTTGTTCCGTCAGGGGCTTGAACTGAATTTGCGGATAACCCAAGTTGATTTCTAGTCCAAGTGCTAAAAGTTTGTGACTGAGTTACAAGGTTTGTACCAGTACCTCTTACGTTAGCGTTGCCCCCAGTGTTGAACGTACCACTCGTAGGGGTTGCGGTGTCTGTAACGTCATTAAAGTTAATCGTCATTAGAATGTTACCTCTGTAGTCTCTATTTTGGCAACCCAACGTATTGTTGTACCAGCCTGTCCTGTTACGGTCACTCGTAAGCCTCCGTTTGTGGTGTCAGCCGTTAAAGCAAATGTCCAGAAAGAAGCAGCGGAGTCATAGCCGATGTTATCAATTCTTGGTGTGCCAATTAATACTGTAGACGCCGCGTTAGCGCCACGCTCTATAGCCCCCCTAAACTCCCAGCTCGATGAAGCAGCCCCGCCCGTCACGTTAGCGATCAGTGTACCTGTAAAGGTATAGGCTGAGTTGTTGGGTAGTATTACTTGGTTTTGAGTTCCTGCGGCTGATGAGTTAGAGCAAAGAGCAGTAGGAGTTGCGTCTGTGGTTTGGATGGCAAGAACTAATACGGCAGATTGAGATAAACCTGATGCACCACCTAATGGAGCATTTGCAGCAGCAAAAACCGTATTTCCAGCAATACTTCTTGTAGTTCCATATCTTCCACCAAAAACTCCTGAAACAACACCACTTGCTGTTGATTGATAAGATAATGCAATTGCTCCAGTACTTGATGCTAAATTATTAAGACCGCCAACAATGGCATCTGAACCGCTCGCTGTGTTTATTCTTCCTCCTATTGCGGATGAATATAAACCCGAAGCCGTATTGGTTTGCCCACCAGCCACCGTAGACCAATCCCCACTAGCCACATTCCTATTAGCCGCAGTACCAGCATCACCACCACCACCGATAAATGAATAACTACCTGTAGCTTGGTTATTACCACCGCCTACTACTACTCCATGAGGAGTAAAGAAAGATAGAGTGCTTGTAGATGAACCTGATGCGTTTTGGGAAAGGGTAAGGCTTGTTCCTGATATGGCGGCTACATATGTTCCGTCTGCAATGCTAGTGCCAGTAATAAATTGACCTACACGAATACTTGCATTAGAACCACTAAGCGTTACCGCAGTAGTGCCGTTCATTGTGCCTGACTGTGTAGTTACGGCAGTAATTGATGTTCCGCTATTTGTAAAGCCACCGCCAATAAAATTAAAAAATCCGTTTGCAGTATTTACTCGACCACCAGTAATTACAGAATATGTTTGAAAAAATGCTCCATTAGCGGTATTTGTTTGTCCACCACCAACAAAATTGTAATTACCTTGAGTTAAATTACTTGCCCCACCAGCAATTGTAGAATTAAAAGAAGTGGCAGAATTATTTACTCCACCGCCTATCACAGAATATTGTGCTGTAGCTGCTTGAGTAGCTGCACTTCTAACCATTTGCCAATCAACAGCATTAACACCCCTAGCATTACCACCTGCTGTAGTAGATGTAGTAGCTTGTGCTTGTAATGCGCCTGTTCCTGCTGGTTGTACAAATAAAGCACCAGTAGATTCTAGTCCAATAGTAGATACTCCACTAAAGGATAGGGTAGGAGTTCCGTAGACTGCTGTAGTGGTTGTGGGGATGTAGGTGTTTTCTACAGAACCAACTTCTAATTGTGGATTAGAAATTGTTACATCGCCTGTAGCTACAGCATTTACACCTATACCAAATCGTACAGTTGATGTTCCACTTGTTGCTGTAACAGGAATTACTATTTGAACATTTGTGTTGCTTGTAAGAACTGTAGAACTAGGAACTGAAACACCGTCTACATAATACAAAGGAGTTGCTGTTGTATTTAGAAGACTAAAAATATTAGCAACATTTATGCTACCGCTTGTTACTGCTTCTACATTAAAACTAAAGCTGTAAGTAAGACCAACAACAAAGTTTGCTGATAATGGTTGTTGAATAAAAGGTCTTTGACTACTAGCCGCAAATCGAATTGAATTACCACTTCCTGATAATGCAGATGCGTAAGTAACTGTGCCACCAGTTGAACCAAATATCCAAGATGTTGGGGCAACTGCACCACTTCCTACAGTTCCACTTGTGCCACCAGCCCATCCGCTTTGTAATAAGAAATTCTGCCCAGTACCTCTTAACACTCCTGTCTGTCCTGTAATCGTAGTAGCGTTTACAGTAGATGGGGTAGTAGCACCGATAGTAGTGTTATCGATTGTGCCGCCTGTGATGGCTACTGCGTTGGCGTTTTGATACGCCATGGTGCCAAGCATTGTGCCGTTGACTTTTTGCCAAACTGTTCCGTTAAATATGGCCCAGTCGCCAACAAACCAACTTGTAATTCCGTTTAAATTTGTGCTGCCCGCAACCGAGACAACGTAGTAGCCGCCCGTTATTCCTACGCTTGACACGAGCGTGGGAGTATTCGTGGCAGCATCCCACGTACCTTGGTAATTTACTAGGCCTAACGATGACGCCGAAACCCAACCATCTGTGGTTAATACATATCCGTTCTCGATGGCCAATGGCGCGGGGACTTCTCCCTGTATGCCATCGGTTGCTCCAGCTGGTGATGTAAAGGTTCCAAAGTCAACTATGCCCGAATGCGGAGCAATTGACATTAAAGACTCTTAAGAAATTCTTCGTGCTTGGCTAATACTTTTGCTTTAATTGCGTAAGCCTCTTCCTGTGCCGCAGACGCGGACGCAAGGGCGTTTTCAATTTCTTTAGCCTTAGCGTCAACCGTGGCTTGTGATGCCTTGGCTGCGGCCTCGGCCGTTTTAGCTGCCGCTAAAGCCGCCTTAGTTTCAGACAAAGTATTTGTGATCTCATCTTTTTTTGTGTTAGCTTCGGCAAGAATTTGTTCGGCCTTTGTCGCGGCATCTGATAAAATTCCAGATGCTGCAACTTTTGCGTCATTTAGAATAACAGACGCCTGTTCTTTGGCATCGGCTAATTCTTGTACTTTAGCTTGACTGTCTTCTTTAGCTTTTTCACGCAAAGCAATAATTTCACTAGCCGGGCCAACTAACGCAACAAACTTTTTGTGTTCGTCGATAGAAGCCTGTAGCTCTTTTAACTTTTTTGTATACGCATCGGGGTTTGATATTAACGACAGCAAATCAAATAATTGATTTGCGCCGTTAGACGACCCGTCAATGTTAGTAGTAATCATTAGCCTATTCCTCCACCAGCTTCAATAATTGTAAGAGTGACAGAGCCAGATCCTGCTGTGCTAATAATGCGGACCCCAGTGACGGGATACGCAATGTTAGCGTCTTTAGTTGTGCTTTGAGCTGTTAACGTTGGATGGTCAGTCCAGTTGCCAGATGCGGCGACGTAGTTAGCTGCAAAAACATTATCAAAAGTATATTGGACAGTGTAGGTAATGACTCCGGTCACAGTTGCGGCTAGCGCCAAGTTTGTCGGCGCTATGTACGTGTTTACTGGGCAAACGGGTGACACCCCGCTTGCTCCAGAAATTGTTAGATTAACTGGACGCATGTTGTGCCCCTAATTAAGAGTTAGTATAACCAGAACCGTATGGAGTAATTGAGCCGTCAGCGTTACGTGCGGTGTAGTTAACATCCAACGTGCCAGCCAAAGAGCCGCTTGTAAGTGTTGTTACAGCAGCCGCAGAGAATGTCAATGTGGCGTCAAGTGGTCCAATGTTTTCGATAATGTTGGCAACTGCCGCGCTAGCGGTAAACGCACCAGCGATACGGCCACCGGCCGCTGTTGGGGTAATTGTACCAATAGTGGTGGTAGTTACCGCACCAGTTGTTGGGCTGGTGATGCTAATAGACACAGTAATCACACCGCCAACGAGGCCACCAGCGGCTACGTCTTGGTACAGTGCAAATGATTCGATAATAGAGCCGGCTGGCAATACAAATGGGACAACGGTAGTTGTGCCAACCTCAGCCGTTGTTAACGTTGTCGCAACAGCGGTAACGGCGGTAATTGGGTTAGTGATGTATGCTTGTTGACTTAGGCGTGCAGCACCAGTATTATCTGGGGCGATTGTGCCGTCGTTGGTTGGGTTGTTACGCTTAAATACGCGAATGGGGGATGTAAATGTGCTAGACATTGTTGTGTTTCCTTATCTCAGTGGGTATCCCAAACTGTCTCTGAGTCGTCTCACCGGGAAGTAGCGGCGGTCAGAATGGGATTAATCTTCCTATAACTACTAATGCAAATTAAACATAAAAGTCGCCCCAAATAGTAAAAAAGCCACCCTTGTGGGGTGGCTTTTAGGACTGCGGGTGCTAATTAAACGCCAGCGGTGCCGTAGATGTTACGGGCATCGTGCCAGCCGGTAGCATAACGCTCGGTGGCTTTATAACGCATAGAATCAGTCTCGAAGTCACCTTCCATGGATTTCTCCATTGGGCGACGCATTACTAGCATGAGACCATTCTCAGCATCGGTCTGTACCCACCATGCCTTGGAAGAGCTCAAACGGGTTACAACGTGTGTACCCTTTGGAAGCATACCAGTAGACTTGATTGGGTTGAGATCGTTGTCAGCAGTACCAGAACGGAGAACAGACTTGAGGATTACCTCTGCCTGGAACTCGAGTGCTGGAGGCACTACTAACTGCTCTGCCTTCAGACGGATACGCTTACCGTTGTTGTCAATAGCGCTACGGATCTGGATTAGGATCTGCTCAACAGAAGTCTGCGACAAACTAGCAGCAGTGCTTAACTTGTTGCTATAAGTGAGACCGTTAGCTACAGGGTGTGCTGTGTCTACTAAAGTTACGCCGTCACCGCCAACATAGCCGGCTGTGAATGCAAAGTTTAATAAGTTAGCGCACAATGTCTCTTTGGTTTCGATCATAGACTGAGCTAAGTGCTTGGCGAAGGTGCTGCCGATACGGATGTGATCACCGTCTTCCATCAATACCTTGGTCAAGGCATATGCCAAGCCATAGATTTGATAGATGAAACGTGTGATGTACAGAGTACCACCCTGGTCATAGCTGACAGGAGTTCCGTCAGGCATTGCAGGAGCGGCATTCATACCGAACAGCATTACTTCTTCGTGATAATTACGTGGAATACCTTGGATCTGCTCTACAAATCCCTTCCACTCGTCAGCGCGTTGTTCATAAACGCCATCAAAGACTTCGTTGATAATCGGCTCGACTACCGCACGAAAGTCTGTACTACGCATTGGGGTTGCCATGTTTAGTTCCTTTCGTTGTTAATTAAATCGAGACCTTAGGCGCTACAAACGTGTTGTTAGCGATTTGGACCTGAACAATCGTGAATGCGTCACCCCAAGCGTTTAATTCGCCTGTTGGGTAAGCTACTTCACGGCCTAGACCTACTACACGAACTTGTCCTTGAACAGTGGTAGCAACAGGAGTTGCCAACAATGCTGTGGTGGAGAAGCCTGCGCCACCTGTACCAATGGTATAACCGTCGGTTACTCTTGAACCTGTGGTTGTATCAAAGTTGTACTGACGACCGATGTAGGCGGTAGTTGCTGAACCGTTTACTTGAGCCTCATAAACGAGTGATGGGTCTGCGAAGATCCAAAATACGATTTGAGTAGCTGCGTCTAAAGTTGCCTTAGATGCAGACTTGCCAACAGTACGACGGCCTTCAGCGGTTGTATATTCTACACCGTCAAATACGCCATATACGGTGCCAGAGGCAGCGGTTTGGTTTGCAATGGTCAATTGACCCGAAGCGGTAAGGCTTACTGGTTGGTACTGGTAAAAAGTTTCGCCAGCACTCAAAGAGTAAGGAGCTGTAAATGTAGTACCAGTGACGAAAGTGTTGGTTCCAACGAATGGAACAGCACGATCAAGACCACTTGGATGATACACCGGCTTCAGACCAAAGGGTTTAAATGTTGTGGACATTTATAGTTTTCCTTTGTTAATTTTTGAAGAATGTTATGAGAAACGAATATTACTATTCGCCTTTGCGGCCTCTTTGTCCATTTCCAAAATTCCACCCTCAAGAATTGATCTACCGCCTTTACCTTCCTGAGCAGTGCTCCGGACGTTTGCGGTAATGTTACGCTGGTGCTCGAGGGGATCCTCAAGGTGCAGCATACGCATCACTTCCTGATAGATTTCTTCTGGTAATTTAAAGAGAACCATTTCGTTACAGCTAACACAGCCTTCAAACTTGCCCGAGCTCATTTTACCTAGCGATTCAAAGCCTTTTCCTAATTCGGCGGCTTTCACTGGCTCATAACCCAACGCCATGCGTTTGTCGATACTGTCATAATTATTTGTGGTGGATAACCAGCACAAATGGAATCCAGGAATTATTCCCCCTGGAAGGTCTGGCAACGCGCTATTTTGCCACTTATCTCTGAACGCTTCTGCACGTTCGCGCTTTGATTTTGCGTTTGGATCTTCCGATGCCATACGATCTTTTACTTCTTCGACTCGATCTATTAAACGATCTTCTAAGTCGCGTTTGATTCTTGTATTTGCCATGATAATTATCCTTTGTTAGCGCGATCATACGATGCGTATGCGCGGATCATTTTGTTTCGTTTCTCAACATCGTCCCACGAGCCAGCGTCTTTAATTGCCTGAACGCGCTCACGACTTAGCGTAATGGTTCCAGGCTTTGCGCTGGTTGTGTTTGCCACCCGGCTAGAGGCCGTTGGGCCCGCTCTACGGGTTTGCTGACCACCCTTTGAGGTGTAGCGGTGTGGCAGACGTGCCGATAAACGATTGTCTAACTCTTCCCAATACTCAGGGTCGCTTGGATCCCAGCCGTCTTGTGCGAGTTCTTGATCAATTACCTTGGCGATTCTACTATCTGTATCTCGAGCCTGTGGATCAAACCAAGAGTTTTTGTTTAACCAACGTGTCGCATTTCGCTGAACTTCCTCAGCCATGGGTGTTGGTACATTTTGCTTGGGTGCTTGAGCCGTGTCGAGCTGTTGTTTCTTGTAGTATTGAACTTGTTGAAGTCGTTGTTTTGCTTCTGTTAACTGTTCTAAATACTCTACTTGTCCTGCTGCGTCACCTGACTGTGCGGCCTGCAACATCTTCATTTTGGCGTATTCTACACGAGTTGCCTCGTCTTCAATCGCCTTATCGATCTGTGCAAACTGGTAGGATGCTGTGGTGCTCTCTACCTTAGCTAAACGCTCTGCCAGTTCAGCATTACGTCGTTCAAGTGCGTTAATTTTATTGCGGGCCGTTGTTTCGCGCTGCTTATTTAATTCTTTCTTTAGCCGGCGCTCTTCTCTACGTGCCTCGCGAATCTTTTCGCGGTCTTCATCTGTTTCCTCAGGATCAGAATCCACCTCGCCACCTTCAGCGGCTTCTACGGGCTCATCGTCATCCTGATCGCTGTCTTCAACAGCGTCTTGTTGTTTTTCTTCGTCTGGAAAGTGATCAACATGCTCTTCCAGCTTGGCTAAAACGGTGCCATCATTTTGTTCCTTGATAGGAACGTCTTTTTCATTATCTGCCATAATTTTCTTTCAAAATTAGTCTACAAACGCTTTCATCTTTTGCGCATGGTCAAATGACTTGATGCGTGAGATGATTTCACGTGCCTGGATGGTAATAAACACCACGGGGGCGCCTTCATCATCCGGATTAACAACAAAACGGTCACCGCCGTACTTGATGGTTCTAACCAAATCGCCTTCTTTGCACCAAGGGCCTTCAATCCAAGGCTCTAAGGTATCTGGCGACTTATATGCTAGTGGGCCAATCTGGCGTACTTTAGCTACAGTCTCATTGAAACGTAACGTCTGTCGGGTCTCATCTACGAGGATAATTCCACCCTTACTTTTAGCTTTTTCGCGTCTTAGTTGAACTAAAACACGATCCCCGGCCACTTCAATACCTGGATCAATGTCTGGGAAACACTCGGTTTCTGAACGTAGATCTGGGTCTTCCTTTTGTGATAAATCAAATGCCATGCGGCAGTCCTTTCTTGAATCTTACGATTCGTCTTCTTCGTCTTCCGTTAAAATCTCGTTAATAATATCCAACGTAATCTTAAAACCCTCGTGTCGGCCAACCAATCTCTGGTAGTCCTCAAACGAATTTACGTTAGTTCCCGCGGTAACGGATTCCGCTAGTGATTTTTGCTCAGCCCTTACACGACCGATAATTTCAGATAAAAAGTCCTTCATAATCTCACTAATGCAAGTATATTAAGGATTCCGCCCTAAAATTAATAAAAATTGCCGCCTTTAAGTTCATTAAGATTTTTGCCTGGACCGACTGGCTTAGCATTTCTTAAGTTACCTTGCTTGGCGCCGATTTTCCAGTTATTATCCCGGTGGCTGCCAGATGGGCCAGCGTCTAGGGTTTTATCTTCTGGGCCGCCGCCGCTAGATAGTTGACCAGTCTCCTGGTATGTTTGACGGAAGCCTTTTAAATTTTCGGCCATGTTATGCTCCTGTGGTGGGTTTTGGTTGTAGTGCTGCCTGTACTGCCTGTTTAGCCATTTCGGCGTCAGTTAAAAACTGCTGTTTTTCAATCTCGATACCATGCTGACGGATATCTTTCTCTGCCTCGTTTACTGCCTGGATACCAAGCATTGCCTGCTCTTGGGCGAGCGCCATCTCTTGGTTTGTTAGTTGCAACTGCGCCTGCATAGCAGCCACCCGCTCGCGCGAGGAGTTGTTCATGCTGTTAATTGCGATGTTGGTGGAGTTCTTCTGGTTATCCAGCTCGGTTTGTACCTCGTATTTGCTCTGGAGTTCCAGTACCTTGCGCTGCAATTCGGCGATCTTAAGCTCGTAATCTTGCTGGGCCTTTGACTGCTCCATCTGCATCTTAAGCTGTGCCTCTTGCTGTTTGCGCTGGGTCTCTGCCATCTGGGTCTTAAGAATAACCTGGGCCGTTGGGTCCTGGGCCGCAACTTTTTCCATCTGGGCCTGTTGTGCCTGCTGAACTTTAGCCGCCAGCTCTTGTATCTGGCCAATGTATGGCTGTAATGTTGTCTGCGCGTCTTGTCCAACCATCTGCGAGGCTAACGCCAACGCCTGTTGAGATTCTAAATCTAATGGCTTCTCTTGGTTTAACTCTAACGTGTCCCGGCCACCTTGAGCCTGTGCAACGTATGCCCTCATCGATTGCAGGTAGTGCAGCGTTAAGTGTTGTTTAATGTGTTCTAACGCCAACGGTGCGTATGACGGCCCAATTACAGGGTTGCCGCCGTAGGCTGGGTTGGCAGCGTATTCTAAGTGAATCTTAATGTGGCTGATGTGGTCCTGGTCTGGATACGCAGCCGCGGGTCTGCCCATCGTCATCGAAACGTTTTCCAACGCTGGGTTTGACTCTTTCGCGCCCAATGGGTTTGGTAATATCTCGTCAATGTTAGGCACCTTGAGCTGGTGTAATACCCTGCGATACGCTGCCCGAATGTCAAACATTCCAGGTGGCGCTGATGTTGCCATCTGCAAGATAGCCTGGTTCTGAGCTAGACGTTGTGTCTCGGAGAAAATGTTGGGGTCAGATACTGGACGTACGTCGCTGTTGTACGCAAAGTCACGTACACGAATTTCTTCGCCGGACTGGTTGTCCATCTCTTCCAAATACCAGTGATTGATACGGGAGATAATTGCCAGCGATTTAGCTTGGCTGCGGTGTAGTCGTGCGTGAATGCTGGAGAATACTTTAGCGCCCTGCTCGATGAGCGCCTGGGCCGTACCAACCGGCATATTGTTGTTTGCCTCACCAATCTTTTCTTCTGCGGTGGTGACAACGCCTTTAGCCGCATCAGTTAACCAGCCAAGTAAATTAAACAGTACACTGGACGGTTGATTAAACGGCATTGGCATCGCAATCTTGCGAACATCGTCAACGCCAGGTGCTCCTTCAATTTCTACTACTTGCGTAGGTTCGATTCGATCGCTTTGGCCACCAATTCGTCCACCCTTGAGCTTAAGTAGCGTTTGGGAATTGTTAATATGCGCCGCAT